TCCATAGCATCTACACCAGCTTGTTTAACACTTCTTGCTTCGTTACGCATTATAGTATCCATTAAGGACTCTATATATGCCACTATAAGCTCAAATTGCTTCTGTGTGATGTCTTCAGCGTGGTCTGTGAGGTAATCTACCATCTTCTGCTTATAGGCGTTATTAGCAGCAGCATTTGGTTTAATCTCATCACCATCTAACAATGCTTCCAAATCTCTATCAGCTTCACTCATCAATTCACTGTTGCCGTAGTAAGATACGTCTAGTAATTGTTTGACTGTATCATCGTCATAGCCACTAATCTCTGCTCCAATTTCGTAAGCTTTCTTTTGGTTTTGTAATTCGCTGTTAGTATTAACTTGTAACCATTTAAGTTTAGCATCTCGTTCTCTGGCTGATGCTAGGAATTGAGCATTAGAAGCTTCAATTTGTATTCCGTAGTTATCGCCTTTCTTAAAGATTTCTTTTCTACTAATCTGATGGACTTCTGCTCCTTCTGGACCAATTAAGTCTATTGCTACCTTTTGGACTAAGTGTTCTTTAACACCAGCTTCATATAGTTCAGCAAATCTCTTGTAGCCAAAGGCATAACTCTTATTAAGTAATCCAAATCTATCAGCTAAGGCAGCTTCATTACCCTCGTAGATAGCTACTCTGCCGTCAGTGTCTTCTACACCAGCAGCGCCATCAGTAGCTCCACTTGCTTTCTGTTTTATGTTCTCTAGTAAGTTATAGACATCTATAGGAGTACTTATGCTTGGTGTCTTTACTGTCTGGTAAACTTGGTCTATATTTACATCGTTTTTAACTCTTATAACTCCATCTCTTCTATACTTTAATTCAGCTAGGTTCTCTAAAGCATTTACATTAACAACCTTCTGTGGCTTATTAATAGCTTCTGCGTTGTCTACCATCTGGGAGATTGAAACGTCTTGGGTCATTATAATCTCACGAACATAATCAGCATAAGATGGAGTCCAGAACTCTGTCATATCCATAAATGCTGCCCAACTCCAGTAAGGGAAAGCTCCTAGTGTATATTTCTCGGTTGGTTCAAATACATCTGTAAGTAGTTCACATTTAATGTATCTGCCGTTGTTATCTATCAATAGGTAATATCTTTCACCATCGTAGGTAGTAAACCATCTCCAGAACTTATATTTATCAGTATCACCAATCTTCTTTTCAGATTGAGTGCCTTGTTTGTATGTTCTGTTGCTTTTGTTTTGTTCTTCTTGTGAGCTTTCGTCATCGTTACCAGCTCCAGTAAGTAATTTATTAACAGCTTCTTTTAAATACAATCCACTCTTAGCTCCTTCTTTTAGCTGTTTAGCATCAAGTCTTACTGAGTAATCACCCATATAGTAAGCTTGTTCTAGATCAATACCACCAGCATCAGGATCAATTAAGAAGTCATAGACATCTACATTCTCTAGGTGAGATTTGTATTTCTTATCTACTGAGTCAGCAAAGTAAGAATAAACTGCTCTACCATAGAGTAATCCTTGTTTCTTACCGACAATGTCTTTTATATCCCAGTTGCCTTGGTTTCTATCATAGTCTACTAAAGCATTTAAGTTCTCAACCCTTTTAAGTTGGGAGTTCTTTCTTTTAGTAAACTTAAAGATAAGAGAGTTGTCTATCTTAGAGAGTAAGATGTGGATAAACTCTTGCATAGCTCCTAAGCCTATGTTTGCTCTACTGCCAGTGTCTTTAGGTTTCTTCTGGTAGTAAAGGTCTTCATTCTTCTGCCAGTTGCCAATTTTCCCTTGTTTATAGGTTCTAGCAAACTCAATCTCATCTAAAGCCTGTTGAGCTATTTTTAATTTGGTTGTTTTGTTTATTGCCATATTATTTAATTACTATTTTTGCTATCCAATCTGTAAGCTCTTTCTTTCTTTGTCATACGCCAATATCTTTATATAAAAATTCTTCTTCTGGTTGTTTAAATGTGTCTACTTTCTTTACTTTAGCAAAGTCTTTCATTTGCCAAGCTATTGCACAAGCTGTTAAAAGGTCAAAATGTCGTGTTGTTAGTCTAGGATCTGTATTAGAATCCAGTAAGTCATTCCTAGAGTAAGATTTAGCTTCTGCTATCAATGCTTTATCACTTAAATCAAGCAATCCTTTTTCTACTGCTTTAGCTAAAGCGTACATCATCTTAGGTTTAGTAGCAGCGTTTGTGTGCCAACCATACTCAACTGGTGCAGTTTTGTTTACTTTAGTAGCTTTACCTTGTGTCTTGTGTATTTGTTCTAATGGATAAATTAGTCTTAATCTGTATATTGATTCTGCTCCAAAGTTCTTCTCTGTAGCCATTAAGCAAGTGCCATATATATCTCCGTGCCTTTTAATCTCATCTCCAAATGTTTCTGGTTTAATCTCATTATTAGCAAATGTAGCTACTACTCTAGCTGGTATAGTGTCAAAGTCTATTATTACATCAGTAGAACTGTCTAGTCCTACACCACCACCTACGTCTTGTCCACCAGCATATCTTGAACTAGCATCATACTTATAAAATACTTTTAATCCTGCTAATTCTTCTACTGGTTCTATTGCTACTTGTTTTTCTACATCAGTCCTATTAAACAGTACGTCAGCTCCAGCAGCAGGGTTTCCTAAGTATTCTCCTTCAAAATCATCTGTATCTATTCTCTTTTGATTTATGTAAGCTAAGCTATATCTACTCCAAGTTGGAACTCCTTCATCAATTATAGGTATATTTATAACTATATTCCTTGGTGTAACGTTGTTTATAAGTTTATGCACGTTACCACTCTCTGAAACATAATTACAAGTATATATACAACTACCATCCTTAGCTAAACCATTCTTAGCTTCTTCCATATTATCCCAAATGGAATTGGTCTCTACTGCTGAACGTAAGGTCTTCTTGGTTTCAAAATCATCATACCATATTAAGTCTGGTCTACCTTCTTCTTGCAAGTGTCCACGTTGATCTGTTCCTACAGTACCAGCAGTTAGCTTAATACCCTTATAAGTAGTAAAGGAACTCATTGTCTCTTCACGCTTAGCTCCTGTTTGCTTAAAAGCATCACCGTAGGAATCAACTATTTGAGGATATACCAAGATATTATATATATCAGTAACTGATTGAGTAGAGTTCTTTAAGTCTTTTGATAATACTTTAAGATACTTTCTAAAGACATCTTCATCATTCAGCAAGACATAAGCATAAAATAGCTTAGTCCTAGTAGTTTTAGCTCCATCACGGAACACACAATCTGTAAATGTACTTATCTCTCCACTGTAAGCTTGTAGGTTATATAAATCTATTTGCTTATGAAACTCTGCATCCTCGCTAGTAAAGTATTTAGCAAAGAACTTCCTTGCCCATAGGTTGAACTTAAATATTACTTCTTTGTTACTATCCTTACTACTAAACTTAAATAAAGCCAATGTTTCTTCTTTCTTATCACTATTCAGTAACTGGGGTATTGTCTTCTGGACTGTCATTAGTTTCCTTTAAATAATCACTTATAGCTTTATTAGCCAACTCCCTTGCTTCTGGTGTAACAGTTACTACTTCTCCAGAGTGTTCTATCTTATTAACATACTTACCTTTTATTTTATAATAGCTATCAATTGCTTTTACTTTAATCTCATCCTTATGGCTGGTAAGTAATTTAAAATGTTCTCTCTTAACTGCTTCATCTGTAAATCCTCTCTCCTCTAGTAACTCATCAATTCTCTTTATAATATCAGGTTTTCTTAAGTACTCTGTTGCCATTGAAGAAGCTACATTTTCTATCCTAGATCTTTCGGCATTATATTCCTTATCTTTCATCTCTAAGGGTCTATTCTCTAATATTTCTTTACCCTCTATATCAAATGCTACCAAAGCTGCTTCTGTTCCATTACCTTTAGTATCTAACCAAGTCTGTGTAAACTCTTCCTGTTTAAGAGTTAGTGTTGTTTTCTTATCTTCCATATATTTAAGTTCTTTAGGTGCGTATTAAGCACCTTCGCTCATTCATAGACTTAGTAGTCGTATGTGATAAGCCATTGTTTCATCTGCCCCTAAAATACTCAACAAAAAAGAGGTAGCCAAATAAAGCTACTTCCTTGTGTTATTCTTTGTACTCTTTGTTACCATTCGTTATATGGTTACTTCTCTAAGTACTATAATTATACCACGCACCCACTGTCTTCTCCAAATTATTCTACTACCTTTCCTCTAAATGTATCTAACATATCTAATACAACAGGATCTTTAACCCAACCATTAGTACGTTGTTTATCAAGCCAAGAGTGTTGTTCTTTAGTTAGAACCCCTTTAGCAAGTAAGTAAGTTATGTTAGTCCAGAAAGAAGCATCATCCATAGCAATAATTTCTTTTAAAGAGAATGAAGTTAATCTTTTAATCTTATCTAGTTTTTGTTCTTCCATTGTATTTTTTATGTAATTCAGAGTGGTGCTTTCTGCATAGCCAATTTACTTCTAGTGGTTTACTATAATCTTCGTGGTGTCCATCTACTTTTAACTCTCCACAAATCTCACAGGGTTGTTTAAATATCTTTCCCCTATCAACATTATTTTGTAAGATACCTCTAGCTCTTCTTTTAATACTAACATTGGGCAATTTTCTATACTTCTTCCACCAAGCAGACATATTTTCTTTTTGAGCATTGGTTATAACTCTGTTTTTTTTATATTCAGCTATTTTTTCTCTATTCTTTTGGCGATAAGCTTCAACATTTGCTTTTATCTTTTCTTTATTAGCTTGATAGTAAGCTTTACCACTTATTGATATTTCATATTTATGAGTAGCTTTATATTTATCTGACATATTATTATTTTATTACGTCTTTTAATTCTCCCCCATAATTATAGAATTCTCCATCAGCACCCTTTAGTCTTAGATTACCATTTACCTTATAAATAGTAGTTCCATCTTTTAGCTTTCCATACAGGAATTCTGATTTTTTAAATACCCTAGTAGTATTCTTTACATTCTTATCATTCTTGTTTGTGTTATTTGGTTTTTCATCCGTTTTTACTTTGTTGTCCACTTTGTTGTCCTTAACTTGGTATTCATTCCACTTTAAGATAGTAATAATGGAGTATTTGTTAGTAGATTTGATGTCCAAGTACCTGTCCACCTTTAGTGTTTCTATCCAGTTCCTTACTGTAGAGGGTGATAAACCAAGACTTTCTCCAGCAGAGTCTCTTCCATAAACAAATTGTCCTACCTTTAGATGTATCTTTTCTTTACCAAAGTAAATGTCTCTTTCTTTGTGTCCTGCTCTCATAAGACACCATAGCCATATTCTAAAACCTCTCTCTGATGTAAATATAGGATTTTCTAGTAGCTTCCTATGAAGTTTAATGTAACCTTTCATATTGTTTGTTTTTAGCTTTGATTAAATAAAAAATCATTAGCTCTATACCCTGCTACAGCACAAACTGGCTGCCAGGTAACCCTGGAGGTGTAGAACTAATGATTCTTTTTTCAATCTGTTTGTTTTTAGCATATCTATATTATACCATACGACTGTTGTCTTCTCCAAATTAAACGTTAAAACTAAAGTATTTACTATTACTAGCTAACTCAGCTATCTCTAGGTTATCTCTTACTGACTGCCAGTTAGCGTGAAAGTGATTACTAAGCTCTTTGATCTGATTAGTAGTAGGGCTCTCCATTTGCATCTTTATCTTTATATACTTGATGGTCTTTAGTTCTGGTTTTCCTAGTCTATTATACATCTTCTTGTATTTAGCTAAACGAATAGTACGACACAGTCTAATATCTACAGTGCAGCTATTGCAGTAGACCTTTTTAGGATTAGACATACATCTTTTAAATGTATTTCTACATCCTGATGTTTGACAAAGCATAGGTTTTGTTTTTAATGATACTGTAACTAAGTATAAAGGAAATGATTAAAACTGTCAAAGAGATAACCGTGTATAACCTATTCTAGGTTAAGCTAAAAGTGTCTTTGAGTTATGCACAGGGTATATGGAGTAGTGTTTATGGTGTTATAAGTGTGTTGACAGTTTATTACAATCTATGATATTATAAATAGTGCAAGAGGGAGAAGAGTAATTAACAACAAATTATATGAAAGAACTAACACTAACAGAGCTAGAGCAAAAGAAGTTTAAATTCTTTGAACTTCCTGAGGAGATCATAAATGAACTATCTGATAAGATAAGTCCACTACTAACTCCAAAGACTTATAACAACTTCCTACACGGAGAGATGACTATAATGGACTGGAAGTATAAGTTTGATATGCTAATTGATATTTTAAATTAAATATATGAAAATAGACTTTGAAGAATTTTTAAGAGAAAAACACGTAGAGGATAATCCATACTTATTAGATGATATGATACCAGATGACCTTGATAGATGGTTTGAAGAGTTAGAACAAGATGATTTAATAAAGTATGGACAGCAATATGCAACGATAGTAAATATTAAAGCAAACCTAGAGGGCTTTAAAGAAGCTAAGGAAATTGTTAATAATAGTTTTAAACTTAAATAATATGGAAAGAGAAGAACAAGAAAGACAAGGTCAAATAGATGATGCTGTAATAGAAGCTAAAAAGAAGATGGAAATATCTCAAGGTATTCTCCAAGAGATAAGAAACTGTGCTGGAGTTTATGAAAGTGGTAAACCTATAAATGTAAGAGAAGGTGAACCAGTTACTATGACTACAAAGGTTTTAACTGATAGAGAGATAATTGAATCTAAAAGTAAATAGATATGAAGATAATACCAAAGAATAAAAAAGACAAGATGTTTGCCAAGATATTAAATGAATTAAATAATGAGTGGATGAGAGATTATCCTGAACTAGAAGAAGATATTTAAGAGCTATCTGCTAAAGTTGTTTCCTTCAATATAAAATATGGTACTAAATTAAAACTAGATAAAATAATAAAATAATATCTGGACCGCTACTAGGTTGTAACTAATACCGAAAGGAGTGGCGACAATTATAGGGTAGTCTGGATAATTATATATAATAAGTAAATAAAACTATATGAAGATTACAAAACAACAAGTATTAGACAATTTAGACACTGTTAAAGAATATATTTCTGAGGTAGAAAATAAGAAAGAAGAAAAGACAGTAGGCATAGCGATTAAGAATAGATGGACTGGCGAGATTATCTTTCAATCAACTAAGACTACCTATCGTGAAGCCATAGAAGAAAAAGGTGATGCTAACCTGAGTAGTGCTGACCTGAGTGGTGCTAACCTGTGTGATGCTAACCTGCGTAATGCTGACCTGAGTGGTGCTAACCTGCGTAATGCTAACCTGAGTGGTGCTAACCTGTGTGATGCTAACCTGCGTAATGCTGACCTGAGTGGTGCTAACCTGCGTAAT